GGTCCTGAATTATAATTGATCACAGCATAAAAGTCAAAGTGTATGTCAAAACTGTCATAGGTATCAATTACTTTTGTTGGTTTTTCAATTTGAATATCCCTTGGCAATATGTCCCAATTCAATTTGGATCTTGGATGCGGACGTACCACAACAGGTCTGTCTGTGTGTGTTCTCACCTGCTGAATAGTTTTGGCAATCCAGGATTCTAAAGTGGGCAAGTCAGCCACTTGTAAACTTTGGTTGTGTTGTGCGGCCACTAGCACAGCAGGATTGTTTGAAAAATTTGATGCCAAACTTATTTTGAGTTTTTTTGGTCTGCCGCGGTCTAAGTTTTCTTGGTGCCCATAATAGCCCTGAGCATTTATATTGTTCACGGCAATTTTCCAAGTTTGCCCACGATACAATGCACCGATGTCAATGCAAATTACTGGTTTACCTTGGGCTCGATAATGTTCATAAACTTCACGGTTTGGTCTCATCCGTCCATGCCATAACACTGACCAAATCACCGCGGCGTCTGCTGTCATGGAGTTTTCTTGTGTTTGAATTCCTCGGGCTTGCAAACAGTCTAGCACAGCACTCATAACAGGTTTGCTATTGAGAGCACATTGCAAAGGATAATAGGCTATGTTTTTGATCATAAGTATTCTGATGAAGTACACAGTAATTACCACGTTTAACGAGTCTGGCTACAAGAAGTATGGACAACGCATGATTCAAACTTTTTTGCAGACATGGCCGCAAGAAGTTGAGTTGATTGTGTACACTGAAAATTGCACTATCAGTGAGTCTGCGCCCAATATTGTGGTGCGTGACATCTCTGTTGTGTCTGCACTGACTGAATTTAAACAACAATGGCAACATGTACCCAAAGCAACTGGTGATATTTCAGGTGATCCTGTTCGCAGTCTGAGAAAAGATTCCGACAAAGGATTCAAATGGAATGCAGTCAGATTTGCCCACAAAACATACAGCATTTTTCATTGTGCTCAAAATGTCAACACAGATGTGCTGATATGGATGGATGCTGATACAGTGTGCCACAGCAAGATCACTCTAGCAGACCTGGATAGACTGTGTGAACCACAGTATGAGTTGTGTTTTTTAGGACGCCGCAAAAAGTTTAGTGAGTGCGGACTTTACTCAATGCGAATGGGCACCAAAGGTATCAAACGGTTTCTTCGAGAATTTCAACGCATGTATGATGACGCAGACAACGGTATCTTTTTGTTGGATGAGTGGCATGACAGTTTTGTGTTTGATGCAGTAAGAAAAAACATTCCCGGGTTGGTTGAATTTAACTGGGCAGCCAAGTTGGGTGATCTTAGACCCAGCAAACTCAACAGTCCCGGTGAAGGGCATCCTTTGATCAATTCAGATTGGGGCGCATATCTAGATCATCTTAAAGGTGCTAGGAAAGATTTAAAACGTAGCAAACGCGAAGATCTCAAAGTCACAAGAACAGAAGCATACTGGCAATGAACTGGATATTCCTAAACAAAAACAACAGTGACGAGTACACACAGATGTTGGCAGCAGGATCTGGTGTTGATGCCACCTGCTTGGAAACATGGCAGTACGAAGATAGTGATGCTCCACTGGTGCTACGCGGTATCATGAAGCACAAGATTATCAAACGGTGCTGGCAAGATTCTCGTCCGTTTTACTACATGGATTCTGGATACTTGGGCAATAGACCCAATCCTGACAATCCCAGCGGCTGGAAATATTGGCACAGAATTGTGTTTAATGATTTGCAACATGATGCAATTATCGACAGGCCTGCAGATAGGTTGTCAAGATTGCATGTAAAAACTAGGCCACATCAAGCACATTGCAGGGACATATTGATAGTGGCGCCAGACGAAAAGCCTTGCACATTTTACGGTATCACACTGGAGTCATGGTTAAAAGATACCATTGATACTATTAAAAAATACACAGATCGTCCCATACGCATGCGAGAAAGACCGGTGTCACGCATGGCTCGTAAGACACAACGTCCAGAAGAATGGCTGAATGATGTACATGCTGTGGTGACTTTTAACAGTACTGCTGCCACCGAAGCCGTGTTGGCCGGTGTGCCGGTTTTTGTTACTGAACCGGCTGCCAATGCCGCGAAGCCTGTGAGCAATAGTGATTTAAGCAAGATCGAAACCCCTTGGTTCCCTGATCCAGATCAAGTTCACAAGTGGTTATGCCATTTATCATATGGGCAATTTCACACCACAGAATTAACTAGTGGTACAGCCGCAAGAATACTCAAGGAGACTTATAATGTATGAAAGCCACGGATGGTGGTTCCCGGACACCGAAGATCATTTTCCCAAGATGCTGGCTAAAAACATCAGCAAGGGTGGTCCTGCTGAATATCAACAACCAGTTAGATTGCGAAGTTTACAATATGTAAAGCAACACCGAACAGCCTTGGACATTGGTGCCAATGTGGGTTTATGGGCACGTGATCTTGTACAACACTTTGACAAGGTTATTGCATTTGAACCTGTATCAATGTTTAGAGAATGTTTGGAAAAAAATGTTTCAGATAACAAACTATGGGTCAGCCCACTTGCCCTGGGAGATCAAGACAGCACCGTAAGCATGATCATTACCGAAGGCAATACAGGACACACGCATGTTGATCCTGACAGCATAGGCAACGGAGATACCACAATAGTTCGACTGGACAATCTTGCTATTCCCGAAGTTGATTACATCAAAATTGACTGTGAGGGGTTTGAATATCGTGTGTTGCAGGGTGCGGAACAAACAGTTAAAACTTGTCGGACTGTTGTGGTCATTGAACAAAAGCCACATGATGCTTACAGCCGAGATTATGGACAGTTTGCCGCAATTGAGTTATTGCAAAGCTGGGGCATGATAAAGTTGGATCAAGTCAAAGATGATTGGATCATGGGATGGGAATAAAAATTAGATTTTATAGCGATGCTTACAAAAGCACACGAGCCAGTCACAGGCTTCGTGGTGATGTGACCTGTCAAGCATTGTTAGAACAAGGTTATGATGCTAAAATTTTAACTGAATGGAGCGAGGTTGATGCAAATACCACCGTGATATTTTTAAAAGGTAGCCAGACTAGTAGCATACAACGTGCTCGAGACCTGGGTGCCCGAACCATTTACGATTTATGCGATAACAAATTTGAAGAAAAGGCTGAGTACGAACCCTGTTGCCAATTGGCTGATCTAGTATCTGTCAACAGCGTCAACATGGGAATTAGTACTAAACATTTCACAGGCAAAGACAGTATTGTCATGCCCGATCCTTATGAGAGACCCAAACTGTCCCCTAAATTTGCACCCGGTGCAGACATTAACTTGTTATGGTTTGGATCGCAGAGTAGTTATAAATTTTTACCCATACAAGAAGTTTGGGCTAGATTAGAAAGTGAAATTAAAAATTATTGCTATACCATGATCAGTACCAAAACAGATCGAGTGTTAAACAAATTTAAGAAAAGAATGGCCAAAGGTTCTGTGACTGGTATCAATTTTGATCGCCTGGACATGCGTGAATGGTCTTGGGAATTACAAGGACAGTTACTGGAGCAAACAGACATTGTGCTCATGCCGGTGTTGACTGAAAACCCACGCACCGATACCAAAAGTGCCAATCGATTGATTGACAGCCTAATCTCCGGCCGTTTTGTTATTACTACCCCTTTGCACAGTTACTTAGAGTTTGCACCCTACACATGGCAAGGTGATTACATTGAAGGCATTCAATGGGCCCAAGCCAATCCTGAGCAAGTGTTAGATATGATCACACAAGGACAAAAACATGTTGAAGAAAATTATTCAGCCCGTGTGCTGAGTGAGAAGTTCATACACGAAGTTAGAACACAACTAGGAATGTGATATGCTTGAGCAAAAAATACAAGAACAAATCAACCAACAACAGCCTGTGCGACTGCATCTAGGATGCGGTAGCAGACTGTTTGACAACTACATCAATGTTGATGGTGAGTACATGCGTCATGATCCCAATGTTACTATCCATGACATAACACAACCGTTCCCATTGCCGGACACTTGTGTAGACGAAATACTAACAGTTCATGTGATAGAACATCTTAGTAGACAATACGTTCAACCCATGTTTAAAGAGTTTTTGAGAATTTGCAAACCTGGCGGGTTTGTTGCTGTAGAGTGGCCAGACCTGTTAAAAATGTGTCAAGAGGTTGTGAACAATCCTGATTGCTTTTGGACTCATGACAAACGCCTGATCAAACGAACAATATCGGGCATCTACGGAGATAGTGTTAGATATCCTGACCCAACAATGCTACACAAGTGGGGTTATAGTGCCGAGAGCATGTGCAAAATATTCGAGCAAGCAGGATTTGCTAGAACCGAGATTCAAGGCAATCACCATGGTAAATCATCAATTGACAGCAGAGTAGTAGCATACAAATAACATGGCTGCCAAAGTAGTTAAAGAGTTCCACGGGTTTTCTGGGAATCAAATATTGTTGATGCAGAAACACAATAAACTTTTTGTACGCAAGATTGGAGATGTGTCAAGAAACCTAGAGCGTATGCAAGTATTGTGTGAGGACTATCCACTGCCACAATTGTATACCGTTTCGGAAAAAATGATTGACATGGAGTACCTGCACGGGCTTGATATAAAATCGTATCTTAGGACAAACAATTACGAAAAGTTGTTGGAGTTTTTGTTGTGCATACTGGAAAAATTTTCCATTGGCTCAGTACACAAAGACTATACACAAACTTATATCAAAAAGTTACAAGAAATTAACTTTGATAAATTGCCATTCACTTGTGAACAACTGTTGGATCGATTGCCCCGGCAATTGCCTAGTTCAAACTATCATGGAGATCTAACACTAGAGAACATCATCTGGACCGCGGATAGAGGATTTTTTCTAATAGATTGTGCAACAACAGAATACGACTCATACATATTTGATATTGCAAAATTAAGACAGGATCTAGAACTGGGATGGTTTACCAGAAAAGACAATGCCATGCTAAATGTCAAAACAAAACATATACAGCAAAAAATATTGCAACAATATCCAACAGCAAACAATGACTACTTGTTGATTCTAATGTTGTTGAGAGTGTATCGACACAGTCAACCCGATACTCTTGAGAGAAATTTTTTATTAGAAGGAATTAAATCACTATGGAAATAATAATGCCAGCGGCTGGATTGTCAACAAGATTTCCCAACATGAGGCCAAAATACACTTTGTCTGATTTTCGGGGTCGGATGATGTTTGAAAGATCTTTGGAGTCTTTTATTGGCAAACACAACATTACCATTGGTATTTTGAAAGAGCACAACGACACATACAATACCTCCGAATACATCAAAAACGAATACGGGAATTCTATACAAGTAGTAGTACTAGAAGCCAGAACAGCAGGCCCTGCTGATACTGTTTATCAAATTTTAAAACAAACAGGACTAACTGCTGAAGAATTTTTAATCAAGGACTGTGACAGTTTCTTTGATCACGACTATCAAGAAGGAAATTATATCTGTGTTTCTAGCATAAAAGATCACGAAATACTAAAAAGATTAGCGTCTAAAAGTTTTATAGTGTCTAATGATCAAGGGATCATCACCAGTATTATCGAAAAGCAAGTGGTGTCAGACAAGTTTTGTGTGGGAGGTTATAAATTTGAATCTGCTGAGCTGTTTATGTCTGCATTTGATAAACTACAAAATGCTCATGTTAAGGAAATATTTGTTAGTCATGTTATTGAAGAATGTTTAAATTCTGGAGTTATTTTCAAAGAAAGTGCAGTGTATAATTATGTTGATGTGGGCACTGCTGAGGACTGGTTTGAGTACAACGACAAGGCTGTAATTTTTTGTGACATAGATGGAACTATTATCAAAGCACAATCTAGAACAGAGATAGGATCCACACCAGTTGCATTAGAACAAAATATATCAGCAATTAAAAAATTAATAGCAACAGGCAGTGAGGTTGTGTTTACAACAGCTCGACCTGCTCAACATCATGACATTACAGAAAAAATGTTAACTGAATTAGGATTTAGTAATTTTAAATTACTGTCAGGACTATCCAATGCCAAACGCATCTTGATCAACGACTACAACGATGCTAATCCTTACCCCAGAGCAGTGGCTATAAATATCAAACGCGATCACGATAACCTTAAAGATTTTTTATGAAACAAAAAATAGCCATTGTTTACATAGGTCTTCCTCGTTTTGAGGAAACTAGTAGAATCAATCATGAAAAATTAATAGCCAGATTAAACCAACACTGGCAAGTGAGTGAGTACGATTTTTCACAACCCAAATTAGACAGAAGCACTTGTCCGTTTCCGTCAAACGATATTGGTGCCGCAAAGATACAGGTTTGGGATTTTTACAAAGCAGTTGAACAGGTACAAGAACAGTTTATTATTAAAATTAGAAAAGATGTTTGGTTTACAAATTCATCCATCAATGTCATGGTGGAAGAGGTTGCAAACATTGTAAGCTGCCAACAAGATATTTCGTTTTGTGGCATGGGCTTGTTGGGCAGTCCGCCCAATAGAGATTTGAAGGAGAACCCGTTATGGAAAGAAACATATTTTAAATATCCGCACTCAGTCCGCAACAAGGTTCTTGATTGGGTAATTATTTGTAATAAAGAAAAATTACGCAATTCTGAGGAATCGTTGGCAGCATTACACGTGGGAAAAATGTCCAAATATAAAAGTGCAAATTCTACCTATAATCTCATCTGCTCTAGACACTGCAAACCTTATGTTGTTGCTTGTCAAATATATTTAATCCGTGATAATTATCAAGACTATCCCACCGACTGGCAAGTAGGTCAGGACATGCTTAAAAAAATGCCACACGATCCTGTGTTGCACAACTGGTGGTTCAGTCTTGACCGGCTGGGAGATCTTTGATGATTGCAGTAATGTATATAGGACAACGTCGATATGCATCTATGAGTCATGCAAATCATCAGGCACTACTAGCCGAATTGGAAAAAATAGCGCCTGTTGTCAAGTATGATTTTACTAGAGAAATTGGTCAACCCAGTGCCAGTCCATGGCAACAAAGTGGCGGTATACAAATTTTTGATTTTTTACAAGGCGTAGAGCAAATTAACGAGAACGTTATTGTAAAATTTAGAAGTGATCTTTGGTTTACTGATGCGGCTATAGATGCTATAACCAAAGAAGTAAAATTGGTATACGAAGGTAAACAAGATGCTTCTTTCTTTGGGTGCAATTGGAAGGATTATATCGGCCATGTGTATACCAAGGAGCATGTTAATGAAAAGCCTTGGGTACAAGACTTTGTTATTGTTGTTGATAAAAGTGTGTTGAAAGATAAAAATGAAATATATCAAAACGTAGAATCAGCAAAGCCTTCAAAGAGAGCTTGCGGAACAAAAGTATTTCGTGCAATTCTAGCAACACCAGATAGAGCATACAATGTTTTGTCTCAAATCTATCTGATTAGAAAGCAATTGGAAGGTAATTTTGACCCCTGGCAAGTTGGGTATGATTATATTTTTGAAGATATGAAAAGATTTGGGCATAAAATGCCAGATGCCATGCCCTGGTATATGAGTACAAAAAAATGAAAAAATATTTAGAAAACAAAGACCGTTTGGTAGTTTACGCAATGCCGTATCAAGAGAATTCGTTCTTTCATTCTCTGTGGTTTCAAAAAATAGCAAACGATAATTTTATCATTGAACGTTATGATGACAACAAAACATACAGTGACGATGTTGTTTTTGTTGTGGGTGCAAGACAATATTTGGTACAAGATCAACGAGAAAAATTTGCCAATAGACGTGTAATCGTAGATGCTACATGGGAAAGTTATACTGGAAAATACAAAAAAGTATATAGTCAATTGCGTAATCCCAATCACTTGTACATGTACGGGAATTATAACCCTGAGCCAGTAGAGGGAGCCGTATTTGTTCCTAACTTTTTATGGTATAATGAAAGTTTATGGTGGAAAATGCATCGATACGATCAATATACTCCCAACAGGAACTATTCCAAGAAATTTTTAATGCCAATTGGTCACGATAGAGGTTGGCGAGTTGATACTATCAACGCACTTAAACCATGGTTAGATTCTGATGCCCTTTGGAGTTGCATTAGCCACGGGGTGTCTTTGCCTGTAGCGGAAAATAAAGAAAATATTGTATGGCATCGTTATCAAAATTTCAGTTGGTACGACGATACCTGTTTTACTATTGCTCTAGAATCTGCTAGAAGTTGGGATGAGGCTATTATTTTTCTAACAGAAAAAATCTACAAGCCAATTGGCATGAAACATCCGTTTATGGTAATGGGTCAAGCAGGTATGTTGCAATATCTCAAATCTCAAGGATTTATGTCGTATGATAATTTATTTGACGAGAGCTATGATCTAACGTCAGACCTTACGGAGAAGATTGCAATCCTTGTTAAAAATGTTTCCAACTATGAAAAAGTTCCCTACGATGCCGAAACGTTAAAGAGAATAGATCACAATTTTAATTTGTTTTATAACGAAGAACGAGTACTATCCGGATTACAAACTGACTATGTTGATCCCATGAGAGAATTTATCAATAAAAAATGATAGCAATTTTTTACACAGGCGATGATAGATTTTCGTCAGTTACGGCTGCCAATCATGCCAACGTGATTGATAAAATAAAAGAAAAATATCCGGTAACTGTATACGATCACAAACTTCCAGGATTTGATCGAACAGAATGCACCTTCACTCTCAGTGGGTGTTGTCAGGTTTTTGACTTTATGAAAAGTTCCGAAATCTTAGCAGAAAATATCATAGTAAAATTTAGAACAGACATTTGGTTCACCGACAGCTCAATAGAAATGCTGTTAGACGCTATTGACAATGTGGTCAATGATACACTTGATGTTGTGTATTTAGGATACGATTTTAGAAATTATTACTCTGAAAAAGGGTTTAAAATAGATGCTGATGCTATAAAAAAAGTTGCTGATTTTGTAGTAGTGGCAAATAAACAAGGACTAACTACTAGAGCCGTTGCATTACAAAAGTGCATTGATGATCGTTCCAAGAACGGGAATGTGTTGTTTAAAAATATAAGAAGTGATACTGCAAGGTCTCTTATGATCAGTTGTCATATGTATTTGGTACGCAAAGAATTTTTAAGTTTTTCGCACTATGATATTTTACACGATTGGGTGCAACAATACAGAATTACAGGAGACGAAATGAATTGGGTCCTGAACAATAAAGATTTGATAAACAAGGAATATTAAATGCCATCAGCATATTATCTACAAAGTGTAGAATTAGGAAAACAGTTCCAACGCAATAATAGCACATGGGGCGGTGATGATTGTAAAAATTATCACAATCAAATTAGAGTGTTGATGGACAAATACCAGGCCAAAACAGTACTAGACTACGGATGCGGCAAAGGCAGACAATACACAAATCTTGTGCCATATGGATTGCCAAGAGATCAAGTTACAGACCCAATGACTTTTCAAACTAGAATCAATGCAGAAACTGTGTATAAGTTTGATCCTTGTGTGGAAGAGTTTGAAACAGAACCTGTAGGACAAACGTTTGATGCAGTTATTTGCACACAAGTGTTGGGCAGTATTCCTGATGTTGATATGCCTTGGTTGTGTGATAAGTTGATGAACTACGCTACAAAATTTGTGTTCGTGGGTTTACACAACCCTTACAAACCGCTTAAAGCCAAAAAAAGAATGTATGATTCTACTCAAGTGACCTATCCTAGAAGCATTGAATGGTATCAAGAACAATTTACCAACTGGTCAGGTCCTGATTTGTATTGGTGGTTTAGAAGCACCGAACACTCAGTCAACAACTGGTATTCTATATCCACTGGGGGTATTAATGAAAATAGGATTTAACTGTAGCAGTTTTGATTTGTTACATGCCGGTCATGTGACCATGCTAAAGATGGAAAAACAACTGTGTGACTATTTGATTGTGGCCTTACAAACTGACCCCACAATTGATCGTCCTGGCATCAAAAACAAACCTGTGCAAAGCACATATGAACGTTATGTACAGTTGCAAGGTTGCAAGTATGTGAATGAAATTTTAGTGTACGATACAGAATTTGATTTGTTACAAATGCTACAAACTCAAACCATACACATTAGATTCCTTAGTGACGAATATATTGACAGGGAGTTTACAGGCAAGCAATGGTGTATAGACAACGGGATAGAGTTACACTATCACCGAAGAGATCATGTGTATAGCTCAAGTGAATTACGTGCTAGAACTGCCAACTTAGAAAACACTAAAGATAATGTTAACGCATTGCCCCAGCATAGCCCTGATTTGTTAAACAAGATAAGGTAAGAATTTTTTGTAGATTAGCCCCTGGCGACTTTCTTCGTCGGTCCAATGACACGCACTGAGATCGTTTAACCATTGAGTCCGATCTGGTAACTCTGGATTGTATATCCGTCCAACTTGTTGATTGGCCACATCCCAGCAAACACTACCGGGATCGTCTACCCATAGCGGAACTCCGTGCAATATTGCGGCCACGCCACTGCTACTGTTGAACACAAACGCACCAACAGCATGTTTTAAATCTTTTAATAATGATCTTGCGGTTGTATTACTAATACTTACATTAGAATTTGTTAATGCTGATACATCAGTAATTTTTCCCGGGTGAGGTCGCAATACAATATGCATATCGGAATGTTCACGTATGGCTCGAATTTTTTCATGAGCCCAAGCAAGTGGATTTACTCCTTTCATGCTCCAACCGCCATCTCTTTGCATCAACAATAAAATGTAATTGCCTTTGATACGCCAATCTGCTAGATTAACATTAATATTTTGAGACAACTGATCCCATCTTGATGAATCAGAATTTTTATTAACATATTCGCTAGTGTCATAAAATACACCATTGATACTGTAACGAAGATATTGACTGGCTGGATCAGCAAATTTAAAACAATTTGCATCAATTGCCATAACATGGTTGCCCAATTGTTTTTGTTGTTGAATTATATGTGCTCGTAATTTTATATTAGGGGTATGTTGCTCGGGGCTTGCCCATCCCAATATTACTGCCAACTTGGATGGAGTGTATATATCCTGTGTTTCGATATGTACTGTGGCACCCTGAGATCGTGCACCATCTGCAAACGCTATCAGGGTGTCAATTTTCCTACTGGGGTTTTGTTTTTGTAATGAACTTAAATAAACAACAACATCAGGTGTTTTCATTTAATATCTTCCATGCGGTACCATCACGCATGTCAACTTCAGTAAATTGACAATATGAAATATGTCTTGCCCAAGCATGAACTTCATCTAATGTTGGTATTTTTAAAGATTCTATTTCACTAACACTATGGCTACACAATGCGGCCGCCGCATTTGGCCCCAGGGTAATAGCAGGCTTGCCCAACAACAATGCTTCACCAGCCGCAATGCTGGAAAACGTGACCAAACAATGCACATCTCTATCCAGGGCCATTTCCATAGTATCATCATTGACTCTAGTGGCACGACCTTGTTTAGTTCTTACTACAACGGGACGATCTGTGTATTTTTTAATTTCTTCTTGTGTTATTGTTAGCCATTCTTCAAGATCAATATTGTAAAGATTCAACAATTTTTGACTTGGGGGTGCAAGTAATATATCGGTGCCGCCCCTAAATTTTCTTAATTTTACTCCAGTGGCTTCAAATCTATCACCTGGTCTATCAACGATGGGTCCAAAATTTTGTACATCATTCTTTGTAATTCTGTGATATAGTTTTTTTCTTCCGTTACCAAAGTACCCAGTATCAATATAATAAAAATCTCGGCCGTTGGACTGACAGATTAATATTTCTTTGCGTTTGGTTATACCTCTGAATACTGCTGGAGTCATACTGGTACTGTGTTTTTCCCAGTTAGAAATTTGACCACCCGATCCTAGTATAAAACTTTGCAAATATGGGTCATACATTTTGCCTTTCCTTTCAAATTTTGTGTCTTTTTCATCAGTACCAATTGCCACTGCTGAATTATTATCTAGTTGTTTCAGTTGATCAACTAACATATCTAAGGTTATACCATAATATGTTCCTGCCGGATCCACTCGATATTTGAGAATGTCATCAAATAATGTTTTGACACTTGGTGGAACCATGTCAAACACATGCTTAGGCGGAACCTCAGGTGGTAGTGGAATGCGTGTGGTTTCGTCTTCTTGTTCCCAGTCGCTCATTCTGCTGACCTTTGTTGGCAATGATCTGTTAACGCATGTTCATGATGCCACTCTTGTGCCATAGTAGTATCTTTAAACTCATCAAAACACGGTGCACCTAATGTATAATGTAACAATTTAGCACGGTCATTTGGTCCAAATTCATCAGGCAACCAGTTCCACTCAATAGGCAACTCGCCAATGCGTTCGTTATCTAGCCAAGAGAACCTGTGCAGTTCGGCACCAGTGGCTCCCATCACATATTTAGGAGTGAGTTTTTTATTAGGACTGGTAAAGCAGTTCCAAATAATAACACTTGACCAATTTTTTCTTGGGTAGTCTTCGTTTTTGGAACCAAGATACTTTACAGGCATGCGTGTTTTGTAATCATGCTTGACCACCATGACGTCTTTGGCAAATTGATTTAATTCCCAAAGTTTAGTAATGTCGTCTCGCACAATCATGTCACCATCAATAAAGATAGCACTGCCTTTGTAGCTCATCAAGTGTGGAACCAAGAAGCGTGTGTAGATAAATTGATTGCTACCGTCTTTGTGTGTTTCGGTATAGTCTTGAAACAAGTTTAATGCCACAGGATGTATTGCCACAGGACTTGTGCTGTGTCGTATAATACTGTTAACGCAAGTGTGATATGCCACTGCTTCCCGTGGATCGTAGCCGATGAATACGGGTATGATTTCTTTCATTTTCTTTCAATGTCCTCTTCAACGCAATTTGCACCGTACTGTATTTCTATTAATTTTAGTGGCTGATCAGTTTCGTTGCACAACATGTGCCAAGAATCTGTACCGATCCAGATGTGTTCATGTACACCGTAGTTGCCTACTAGATCATGATCACTAGAACTATCTAATGTGTATACCGCGGCTTCTCCTTCGGCCACAAACCAAAACTCTGCACGTTGATCATGCCGTTGCATACTCAAACATGTTTTGGGATTTACGGTGAGTTCTTTTAATTTGGTATTTGGCCCTACTTCGTGTAACACACGATAGTTACCCCAGGCTCGCGGCGTGCGCGGTTTGTTCCACTCTTCCAGTATCCATGAACTGGAATTCATTTTGTTTTCACCACCGACACCAAACACAAACTCTACATCGTCGAATATCATTTCGGGAATGTTATCTCGAGTGCGATCACCGCCATTGGCAAACACAATGTCACTGTTGGGGTATTTTAATTTCATGGCACGAATAGCATCACAACTGCTACCGTCGTCATCGTTGAATGTGATCACATCGTCTACCATGTTTAAACTTGTGACAAGTGCAAATCGTTCTGCCATGGGCATAAACGGTCTACCTTTTTTGCGTGTTAGCCACGCATCGCTGTTGAGGCCTATTACTAACCTGTCACCAAGTTGTTTGGCGGCTCTAAAATAAGCCAAATGTCCAGAATGGATGGGGTCAAATCCCCCAGTTACAAGTACGATTTTCATGCAGGTATTTACACCTGGATGTCTTCCATGCCTGCAGTTCTGAGCCTGACCACATGGCCCATTTGCCACTGTTTAGTATCTAATCCTTTGAGGATACCCAACCAGCGATTGCGTAAGTATGCTACTTCGTTAATAAGAGTTTCGTAATCAATTACTTCATCTTCACCGTCCACATACTTTTCAGCATCTCTTGAGGTTAAAGCCCGAGCATATCCTTCAAGATACTTTTGAAAGTGTTTTCTTCGGATTTTACGTAGTTGGATATTGAGATAGTTTAGTACCGCTTCAATTTCTTGAAGCTGATTAAACCGTTGTTCAGTAATTCCGGGCAATGCGGTAATGTTCTTTTCAACTACCCCGTAGATTCTACAATCCTTTTTAGCATCTTCAAGCTCACGCTCGTAGTGACTAATAAAGTCAGGAATAGCGTTTAAGCTGGCAACTACGCGACTATACCACATGTTCTAATTCTTTCTCTAACCAAGGAAATGTTTGTTTCCAATTTGTTCCACGACGCCTATCTTTTTCGTTTAAAAAAGTTTTTAATTTTTTTAATTCTACATTGTTCACAGTTGATTTAGCAACTTCGTTAGCAATGCCGGTCATGTATTGTATGGCAATTTTATCTTGTTCTGTTTCTGTAGACATGCAATTTATTATTGTTTCAAAATCATGCAAAAATATTTCAGGTCCTAGTATACTAGGAATCAAGTAGGATGGGCCCGGATTTGCCACTGAAAAGTAGTGTCCAACTGTGTGCTTCTTTCTCCACTCCGATAATTTTACAAGTAGTTCGGGCATGGATTTGATTGTGAGTAAACAAATTGTTTGATTGATATTTAACGTTAACCACTTGTGTACCAACAACCATTCAAAGTTAGCATACCAAGTATTTAAATTTATTCCGTGTCTGACAAATTCTTGTTCAGGACCTGCACAATCAATGCTGGCAGTAATATCTATTCTACCTAGTTTTTTAGTAGCCAATAACAATTTAAAACGATTGATATACTTGTTTAATCTTTCCGGAGACAGCATCAAATTGGTTACAATACCTAATTCTAAACCTGGATGTGGAACATTTTCAAAATAATCCAAACATTGGTCAAGCTCGCGTTGATAAAACGGCTCTCCGCCTAGTACATTAAATCTTTTGAGTGTGTGCGAGTTTTTACGCATCCACACCCAAAATTTATCTAATCGTTGTTGATATTCAGGATCTGTATCTTCACAATCTAACACAACACCATCTTGTGCAAAAACACCATGCTTGCGATTCTCTTGACTAATTTGCGAACTTAGTTCTGGTATACAATACAAACAAGCAAGATTGCAAGTGTTGTTAAAAAATATTTCTAGTATAGTAGGACTGACCACAACCGCAGTTGGATCTGTTTCTAATTCTGGAGGAGATTGATTGGGAATATTAAGATGCAACATCCTATCGCTAAATCCACCAGCGGCTTCAATATTTTTGCAATATCCGCAACTGTCTACCGGCCACTTGCCTTGCAACATCAACTGTCGTTCCTGTTGCTTTTTTTCAGTATTGTGAAAAGTATCAAAGGTTTCAAGCGAGATTTGATCCCACCCAGTTCTATGACACGAAGCAGTACGACCTTTGTACAAGTACAACGTACTCCAGTTCCATTTTAACTGACACGCTGTGTCAGTTTTAATGGGAAAAAACTTATCGGGCATTAATTTTCCCAGTCTTGGTCTTCTTCTTCCTCTTCTTCCTCATCTTCGGCGTAATCTTTGTCGTTGTCGAGATATGCAGTCAAAGCACGTTTGATATCGCTGTCGCCTTTAAATGCATCGCGAATATCCTCTACATCACTGTCGTGATCGATTAGTACGCTTACAATAGTTTCTGCCGCTTCTGCA